TGATTCTAAAATTTTCATAATTATTTCCCACTATGTTTGATTTCTGTTTCCAAAAATCCTTTCAAGACACTTCTTTTATATAATATACTGTAAGCGTTCTCTACTTGTCCCTTTTTAACATACTTTGTTGTTTCAGTTAACATTCTTTGAATGCCACCTTGTAATTGTTTTCTAGTCATCACACCATATCCAGGTATTTGAACTTTAGCATCCAAAGGTGTTTTTACACCTTTCTTAGGTGCTGTAATTTTAGCCTCTTTCATGTTTCGGATTAGTGATTTTAGACTTATCATATTATGCTCCTCGCATAATATCATTAATAACTGATTCTACCTTACAATATTCTCCACACGCTCTTCCAGCTGGAATTTCTATATCACTATTAACACCTTCATGCATTGGATACATAAATGCACCATGTGTAGATGGGTTAGATACAAAATCAAATGCTATTAGTTCAAAATCTGGTTGTACTTCTTGTGACTGTTCTCCAGCTTCACTTACAGTTTCTACTGAACCCATTCCTCGTGAAGATATACCCAATTTAATTCCTGATTTAAATAATTCTTTTAATATATTACCACTTGGTGTACTTAATACTTCAACTTCACCTAGTAAATTATCACCTTCCCAATGCATTTCTTTTACATTATGAGATACATTCTGTAAATTAACTACTGAACTTTCTGGATGGTCTAATTCACCCATTGCTCTACTTTGTTTAATAAACTCTTTATGATATTTTTTAGCTTCACGTACTAAGACTTCACGTGGATAAACTCTACCATTTTGATTTTTAGCTTCAGCTCTTTGTAAAACACCACGAACAACCAATTTTCCATTATTTTCTTTCATGGATTCATTAATCTGTTCCTGTTTTATTTCAAATGGTAAATAATCTACTATAAGTTGTCTCACATCTAACTCCGTGTTTTAATAATTTCGTTTTTCAAATCTTCTAATTTTTTTATCCATCTATTTATAAAAAATATCGTCTCCATCTTATTTGGTTCTTTACCTCTCACTTTAGTCTCTTCTATGAGCCAGCGACGCTTCAAATTAGATAGACTTAATAATCTTCCTAAAAAATTAAGTCCATCTTTATTCCAAGATGGTTTCATGATAAGATTAGTAAAGTTGACCGACTTTATTAGCTAATTTAACTAACCTTTCACTAATTTTTTTCATAGCCGTGTGAGTTCGTTTCCAATAGGATGTAGAATCTACTCCTATTTCATTCTTCAGCCTCACATTCATTTTAACAAGTTTATCTAACTCAGTTAACTTATCTCGAACCTCTCTCATTGAGTAACCAATTTTTTGTTTTGCTGATAGAGATTCATCGTTTTTATAATCGTGGTATTTACCTTCTGTTACATTTTCAAGTTTCTTATCAACTTGTTTTGCTTTAGACACACCAACTCTATTTACACTTATAATACCTTTACGACCTTTTTTAAGTGCTTTAGCAACTTTCATAATTGCCTCACCTTTACCACCAGCGTCAATTATCACACTACCCATTTCAGTTTTTACATGAAACTTAGCTTCACTTACTTTTGAAAACCCAAATACATCAGGTTTTTTATGACCTTCTTCGTGTCCAGCTTTTTTAATTTTTTTAGAATTTTTCTTACGAAATGCTGCTGGAGTTTTAGGTGGACCAGCACCCCCATCTATATTACCAGTTACGGATGCTTCTTCTAATTCCTGTTTAATAAGTTCTCTAATATATTTACGTAATACTTCAACTTTTATGGACATTCTTAATCTCCTTGATTAGTTCATAATATCTCATTAGAGTTAAAACCTGTTTATCTTTTACTATTCTACCTTTCGTCAAATTTTCTACTTGATTAATAGCTTCAATTAATTTAATCTTAGTAATCTCATCGGAAACTTTAGGTGTATGAAGTTTTAATATTTTTTTAATTTTTACTACTTCATTATCAATAAATTCTCTCATTGAATTTGTATTACTAACGTTATTAATATAATTCTTTAATAAATTCTTTTGAGATTCATCTAATGTTTTATATTTTTGATTAAACTTATCTACAAGAATCTGATATGCTAATAATCTTAAATCTTTATCTTTTTTATTATATTCACGTAAAACTTTATTTTTAGTTTCAATTGTATCAATTTTTTTACTAGTAATATGTTCTAAAACAGTAAACTTAGAGTTAACAACTGCTTCAGGGTCGAATATAGTAGATGTGATTTCTGCTTGAAACACATTAGAAATTGATGCTAATATTCTATAATTGGATATTCTACCATTAAAAAAGTCATTAGCATTATAATTGTTTTTAATTTCTTTAATAAGATTGTATTTCTCTCGTCTTAACGTTGAGTTGTTCAATTTTTGTCGAGATTTAATAACTGCTTCTACTAATTGCGTAGCTCTATCCTCAGATTCATAATGTTTTTCGGAAAGTACTCTATATAATTGTAGCTCTTTACCTAATTCAGTATTTTCATTGAAATACTTCTTTACAATTTTAACAGATTTAGTACTTTTCCCAGCTAAAACATCTGCTGTAATTTGTCTTGTTAATAATTCAAAAAGAATAGCTGTATTCTTTATTTTAGAATGTTTCAATTTTCGAGCCATTATAAAATACTCCATAGTTTAATATAGTATGTCATAAATAAATATAAAGTTAAATAATAATCATTCATTTGAAACACTTTCGCTTAAAGAACTTACCTCACTATTATACTCTTCTTCTAGTTCTTGTGCCTCTGTTATAATTTTTTTATCATATTTATCAAATTTCATTGTTTTTTTCAATTTATCAAAGTGAGCTAGTGCTAAATGTTTACCAAATCTACGTGAACTACTACCACCTTTTTTCTTATCGTGCGCCCCAAGTGGATCTCGTCCTCTTGCACTACCATCTTTACTATAATGAGGAACTTCTTTAGGCCTACCTGCTCCATTCCACCCACCTGGAGGTGAACCGCCTTCAGGACCTAAATCATCTAACTCATGTCCGGTTCTACCCATTGCCATATCAGATGGTGTTCCTGTTGCTTGTCCACTTTTTTGTGGGTCATTTCCTTCATTTTCAATCTGTGCACGTCTAAACTTTTGTTTATAATCAAATGCTATCTCTTTATCTAATTTTAGTATTTCTTCCTCAGTAAATCCGAATATATTTTTATAAATCCATTCTGAAGAAACTAAACCATCTTGTAACATTGAAGATGCTAAACTTGTTTTATTATTCCACAATTCAACTTTTTCTTCTTCATATATTGTTGATGGATTTGTAAGACCCAATTCAAAGTTAACTAAATCTGCATCTTGATAGCCCTGTGAATACAAATGAACAATAGCAATCTTAGTTAATTCTGATATTGTAATTCTTTGGATTCGTTCAATAGTACGAGCAAATCTTACATCTTCTGCTGCAAGTGTTGCTTTACTACCAACTTGTTCTTCATATCCGAGAAAAGCTTTTGGTATTCTCAACGAAGATAAAAGTTTATGTTTAAGATATTCTATATCTTCAACTGCTTCATATGTTAAACCTGGTAATGAATCTATTTGTGTTCCACTATCTCCACCACGAACTGGTAAGAAAAAATCTTCTGTAATATTCTGCATATTATATTTTAAATTATAATCACCTGTATCTTCATCAACTACTGGAGCTTTTTTCATTTTATTAATAACTTTTTGCATATAGTTATCAACTTCTGCTGGTGGAATATTTCCTATATCTAATTTAAATATTCTCTTTTCTGGTGCTCTCATGATTCTATGTATTAACATAGCATCTTCCATAAGGGTTAATTGTTTCCAAATCTTACGAGCACCTTCAACTTGAGATTTACCATAAGGTAAATAATTAGCATCTGAAAGTAATCTAAAATGTGCTACTTCATAGTTTTCTAATTCTTCTTTTGTAGTAGAATCCTCTTGTTTATATCTATGTTGATTTGTAACTGACTCTATTAAGAATTTAACATATTCTGGATTTTCAGGGTCTAATCCCTCTAATCTAGATACATCATAAGCTGATAAAGGGACTACATTTGTAATACCATATTTTTCATCAATTTCTAATTTCAAAAAGAAATCACCATATTTACACATATTACGTACCCAAGGCCATAAATTAAATTCTATATTAATAACATCATAAAATAAATTATGTAATATTTCTTTAATCTGATTATTATCTGTTTTTATTTCTAAAACATCACCATACTCAGATTTCATTGTGGATTCATCAGCATAAATATCAAGAGCACTTGAAAGTATTGCATCATTATCCATTGATTCATAATCTTTAAAAAGATTTAATCTCATTGACTTAGTTAATAGTGAATCTGAATATCCACTTAAGCCTGCACCAGTAAATATTTTTTGGTACCTATCAACTAAATTGTTTCTTGTTATAGATTGTGTACGACTTGTATCAGCAACTTTTAATTTTTTGCCACCTACGTTTCTTACAATTACATTTGTAGAAAATAATCGTTGTAATCTACCAAATAGACTTTTATCAGCCATTTTTTACCTCTTTACTTAATTAACCATTCTAATGATTCTTTTTTCTGATTTACTTCCATCACCCAAGAATCATTTTGGTTACTTGTTGGTGTATAAACACCTTGATTTGTTGTAATACTATTTATTGCTTTCTTTTGCAATTCTATACCTTCAGCTCTCAATCTAAGAGCGGTTTCTCTTATCCATAATCCCATCGCATAAGACATTACTAAGTCATCATTATATCCTGACATAGCTTCTGCTCTACTTCCATTATATATAAATACAAACAATTCATCAATCAATCTTTGTGAATGAACTGTTACTAATTTTTCTCTAAAAAATTCTTCTAATTTTGCTATTACTAATGGTCTTGTTTTTTGTGTCAAAGTAAATCCAGGAATTAATTGTTTTTCAGCTCTATTTATTTTATTATTAATATGTCTTTGGGTATCTACTATCTGTAAATCTTTACTCATATAAAATAAATTTTCATATTCTCTATCAATACATTGTTGTATTGCTGCCCAACCAATGTTGTTATTCTCAACAACTAATAATGCATTATTATATTCAGTAGCTATATTAACTAATAAATTACCATAATCTCTTGTAGACATTCTACCTTTATATTCAGCTACTTGTTCTAAACTTTCTACGTCTAAAACGTGAAATGCAGAATAATCTGTAGCATCTCCTCTACTAACATCAGCACATACTACATAATCTTTTGTATAATTTGGTGGTTCCCATATCCAAACATTACTATCAATACCTCTTTTCTCAATAGGATCTTTAACTTGTGTTGTTCTATATTCTTCTAAAATAATACCATCAATTACACTTTGACCAGAAGTAATAAAATCACAATCACACTCTTGTGCTGCAAGAGATGGACCTAACAATTTATCTTGTTCGTCTCTCCATTCTTGTTTTCTCTCTGGATGAGCTGTCCAATGTAACCTTATAAAATTAAAATCATTCAACCCATCTTCTGCATCCATCCAAGTTCTGTGAAACCAATTACCAACACCATTTGGTGTAGATAATGCTATACATTGACCACCTGTTGAAAGTGTCTGAGATGCTGCTGCCCATATTGTATCAATTTTATCAATAAATGCTGCCTCATCAAGTATCAATAATGATAATGCCTCTGAACGGCCTGCGTCCTCACCACTTGATACTGCTTTCACTTGAGAACCATTCTTATATCTCAATGATAACTTATTATCTTCAACACATGGTTGTTTTAACCAACTTGGTAAGTTTGCGTGCATTACACGAACTTTTGTTACTAAATTTTTGGCAACTTCTTGTTTAGTAGCAATTACCAATATGTTTTTGTCTTGATGAAATGTCATCATCCATAAAGAATATCCAGCAGTAAGTGTTGATATACCTAACTGTCTTGCTTTTAAAATTATATTAAAGCGATGTTGTACTAAATCACTAACAGTTGATTCTTGAAAATCATATAAATTAAAAGGGACTTTACCCTTTATTGGGTGTTGTATCACACAATACTTTTTCAAGAAATAAACAGGATCAGAAGCACATTTTACATATTCCTGCTTTATTACATCTTTAAGTTGACCTTTTGAGTTTCGATTCATATTAATATACTACGCTTACAGTACCACTTCCACTTACTCGTTTTACACCTATTTCATAAAGTGTTTTAGCAGTCAAAGATGACGCTGCTATAGAATCACCTTCGGTTGGCCAAATAACTGAGCTTCCTGCAGTAGTTATAATAAATCCACTTGAACCAGCATAAGAACCAGTAAGGTCTGTTATACCTGCGCCTACAGTTTTAAGCTTACTGAACTTTGCATCATCTTTTACAGAAGGTGCGCTTCTACTTGACACATCAGTTCTACCTTTACCACCACTTGTTATCGTTGCCATTTAATTTCTCCTATTAATTAAAATGTTATTTCCCTATATATAAATATATTACTTTAAAGAATCTTCTATTTTTTGTAAATGTTCTAAAGCTTCATCAGCCTGTTTTTTAATTTCTTCAATATCCATTTGCCACTTTTCTTTATCAACAGAATAACCATCAGGTCTTATTTGTTGCCAAAATTCTACTGAATCTTGTTTTTTAAACTCTTCAATACTTTGTTTTTGTTCTCTTACCCATGCTAATTTGTTTGCAATCACTTTTTTTATAGCCCATTCATCATATGTACCATCAATCCTCATTTTATTTTCAACTTTTACTTGACAATCTAAACAATGATTATATAAGTACCACATTCTATCATCCAAACGTCTTTTCATCACTTTATTACATTTAGGACAGAACCAAGGTACTCTTGCTTCTTTAGTTACTTCTAATTTTTCTTCTATTCGTTTTTGTTCTTCTTCTCGTTCTAGTTTTATCTGTTTTTTAAACTCTAAATCTTCATTTGCAACAAAAACTCGCTTTTCTGGAGTTCCTCCTCGTAAAATAGTTTGTAACGCTTCATTTTGACGTTTATTTTCTCTACTATACCCTGACATAACTACTCCTAAAAATTTAATAACCCTATAATCTGATTTACGGGCGCAAAAGCTCCCGTAAACTTATAAGTTTTACCTTTATATTTAAAAACTATACCTTCTGATGGTACAATTGCAGATAATCCACCTATTTTATTCAATTTATCTAATTGATGTTTTAAAGTTTGTATCTTTTTTATATCTCCACCACTTTTTACTGTCTTTATTGCATTAATCACATCTTTTCGTATCTTTTGTACGGCCTTTTGGGGTGAAGCGGCTAAATATCCACCAATATTCTTTAATATTTCAGCTCCTACATCAAAAAACAACACTTCAAATGGTTTCATATTATCCTTTACCCATTTTTGGTGGTCATTCTTATCAAATGATAGTACCCAATCAAGAAATTTCTTATTATCTATGTCTTTTTTTATCATTGGTATCTTATATGACTTATCAAAGAATGCCCATCTCTTAGTTAAGTTAATTAAAACCTTATTTGGTATCTTATATTTCATTTGTTTTGCAGAATTAAAGATAAATTCTTCCCAAAATGATTGATGATACTTAGATAATGTATCATTGTCTTTTAATCTATACTGATTTTGTAACTTTTTTAGTCTATTCAAATATACTTTCTTCTTTTTACCAAAATCCTGTACTTTTGGTACAGTTAAAAATTGAGGTTTACCAATTTTATAATGTTTTTGTATATGTTGATTAACTTGTTTAATCATTCCTGCCAACATACGAGCAGAATCTTTAGGTTGTCCTATTGCTGTACCACTTTCATTATATTCTAATGTTCCATGAAACACTATTTGTGCTTTATCATAATCAATTACATTGGCAGACTTTGGATACATAACTTCTAAGTTCATCCAACGTTTACCATTACCAAATATCTTTTCTTTTTGTTTATCAGATAAAGAACCTATTGATTTATTCAAATCTTTCATTGCAAAAACAAAAGCATCTCTTATATCACCTCTACCTGAAAACTTAGAAGCAACACCTTTAATATCCATAGCAGATGAACCAAAGTTTTTCAATTGACTTTTGTTTCTAGCTGTAACTAATTTTCCATTTACCCAAGAAATCATTAAGTTTTGACCATCAAGTTTCTCTGTAACTCCATCTTCTCGGTTTAATTTACCACCTAACCCATTAATAATTATCTGTTTCAAATCCGAAAATGTAATATTTTTATCGTCAAATGGATGGTTCATATGTCCATATGCTCCACCTTCTATAATTAACTGTACTTCTTCTTCTAAACTTACTATTTCAGATAAACTACTTACATATTTTTTAGCTGCTTTAGGTCCTTTAGTCTTTGCTACCCATTGAACTGCACTTTTACGACTAACTGTTTTCTTTCTACCTTTTGGATTAGGATTCTTTACAGTATCTGGAACAGATGTTTTTGTTTTCTTTTCGGCATCTGCTTTCCTTTGTTTACGAGCTT